GATTCCTGACCTTTTTATGAAGCGTGTTAAAGAAGCAGGACCTTGGACTTTAATGTGTCCGAATGAATGCCCTGGTCTTGCCGATGTATATGGTGATAAGTTCGAGGCATTATACACTAAATATGAAACTGAAGGTAAGGGGAGAAGCACTGTAAACGCACGTGATTTATTTTATGCTTTATGGATTCCTGACCTTTTTATGAAGCGTGTTAAAGAAGCAGGACCTTGGACTTTAATGTGTCCGAATGAATGCCCAGGTCTTGCTGATGTATATGGTGATAAGTTCGAGGCATTATACACTAAATATGAAACTGAAGGTAAGGGGAGAAGCACTGTAAACGCACGTGATTTATGGTTTCAAATATTAGACGCTCAAATGGAAACAGGAACACCTTATATTTGCTATAAGGACGCTGTTAATAGAAAATCAAACCAAAAAAATCTTGGAACAATTAAATCGTCAAATTTATGTTGTGAAATTAATTTATACAGTGATGAAAAAGAAAGTGCTGTGTGTAATTTGGCAAGTATAGCACTTCCATCTTGTGTTGACTTCACAACGACACCTCCACAATTCAATTTTGAACTCCTTCATAAAATTGTTAAGATTGTTACATACAATCTAAATCGTGTAATTGACGTCAATTACTATCCAACGGAAAAAACTAAAATCAGTAATTTTAGACATAGACCATTAGGTATTGGAATTCAGGGACTTGCTGATGTATTTTTGTTATTGGATATGGCATTTACATCAGAAGAAGCACGTGTATTGAATAAACAAATTTTCGAAACACTATATCACGGAGCTCTTGAAGAAAGTTGTGAACTTGCCGAAAAATTTGGTCCATATGAAACATACGCAGGTTCTCCTATGAGTCAAGGATTACTACAATTCGATTTATGGGAATCACCACAAAACAACGACAGACACGACTGGACGTTGCTTAAATCTAATATTGCCCTCCACGGGGTTCGCAATTCGGTATTATTAGCACCTATGCCTACTGCTTCGACGTCTCAAATTCTTGGATACAATGAATGTATTGAACCTATTACAAGCAATATTTACTCCAGAAGAACACTCGCAGGTGAATTCATTTTGACTAATAAATATTTAATGAATGACCTTATTAAGTTAGGATTATGGAATTTGGATATTAAAAATCATATTGTGTCCAATAATGGTAGTGTACAGAATATTGATGGATTACCACTCTCAATCAAAGAAAAGTATAAGACCGTTTGGGAATTGCCTATGAAATCCTTGATTGATATGGCGAGTGATAGAGGAGTTTATATTTGTCAAAGTCAATCATTGAATTTATGGTTAGAAGAACCTACATACAATTCTCTTACATCTATGCATTTTTATAGTTGGTCTAAAGGATTAAAGACAGGTATTTATTACTTGAGAAGAAGAGCTAAGCACCAAGCACAACAATTTACAATTGAACCCGAGAAAAAACAACATTCAGCTAATGCAGTAAATGAAGAAGATGAAATTTGTTTGATGTGTTCTGCATAATTTATTACACCAATGAAGACAACAATTTTGATGGAATCATTTTACCGTATTTTGAATTTTTTACTGTTTTCATCATCGTGTCCATTAATTTATTTTTTACCATATTTGTGGCATCAACGGATAATGAATTTGTATCGATTAATTTATTTTCAAGAAAATTAAATTTATCATTTTGAGAATCTGGTCGAGTTAGAATGTCATTTTGAGCATCTGGTCGAGTTAGAATGTCATTTTGAGCATCTGGTCGAGTTAGAATGTCATTTTGAGCATCTGGTCGGGTTAGAATGTCATTTTGAACCATAGTTTCTTTGGGAAATATCTCTTGATGGGTTTCTGGAGGATCAATATATGCTGATAATGACCCATTAATTAAGTATCGTTGATATGCTATAAACGCAAATAAAAATATAAACATGGAACAAATACAACTTATAATTGTAGACATCTGGGACGTTTTACTCATGTTTGATGAGTAATCAGATATACCTAACAATAAAATTAGAATAAAAGAAATTTCATATAAAAAACGATACAAAATATTTAAACATACTTCAATTGGACCACTGTTCGAATCTTTTGACTCCCAAATAAACTCATTTAAAATTTTGAAAGTTCCAAAAAATGACGATGAATAAACGAGTATAGAAAAAAAAGACATTATTAGAATGTATGCACAGTTGATAAAAGACGCCACTCCAATAAAAGCAATTGACCATACCATTCTTACAAAAAATAACAATAGATACAAAAGAGGTGTAACAGTCCCAAAAACCATATATTTATGTAATCGTGAAATGTCTATCGAACCTTTCTCATCTGGTAAAAAGTCCGTCAATACACAATATAATTCATACAATACAAATATACACACATAAGCAGAAACAACCGTTTTGCTGTCGACTGAATTCAATATTATTGAACCGAAATTGTTTATTATCATATACACTAAAACAAAAAGAGTGATGAATTGTATCCTTCTATCAATTGAAATAAATGACACCGTAGACGGCACTATATCAATGACCAGTTTGTCCATCATACTTAATACACATAATATGTACTTAAAGAAAAAATGAAGAATTGGAGAATTTTGCTTAATTTTTGTCAATGACAATTCTAACGTCTTTACCCTTTCACCACTTTTATTTATAAAATACATTACATAAAACCAATTGTACACAACAAAGCAAGAAACTGATAAACTCAAGAATGAAGCAAAATGTTTTTTTACAAGTATAATATCGTCATTTGTATGATTCTTTCCAGACATTGCTTGAACAAGAGACCCTGAAATTTTCGTCTCATATTCTTCAATTGATAATGAGGATTTACTAATTGTTTGCATTAACTGATAATACTTCATTTTCATATTATTTAGAAGACCATCTCCTAAACTCTGCATAACGTACACAGGGATAGGTGGAGGGATAGGTGGAGGGTTTTTTGTTCTTTCTTGTTCTAGTTTTGGCTCTTCTTCTACATTTTTGTTCATTTCATTTATTTTTTGGATTGCTATACTTGCTGACTCGTCTAAAATTTTTTTTATTTCTTCTTGTTCTTGAGGGGTAAGTTTATTATATCCCTCCATAAAACTAGGATTATTTTTTTGTTTTTCAAAACCTCCAAAACTTCCTGTGTCTGGCACACGTTTTAGTTCTCTTTTGATGCTTTTAAATAATTCATAACTGTTGCTTGGCGCTGTTTCCGTGTCAGTTTTGTTTCGAAACTTTTCTGCTATTATTCTTGATATTTCTGCTCTCTCTTCATAGGATAAATCATCATAATTTTTGACAAAACCAGGGCTGTCTATTTGAACTGCGACTTGTTTACTATTTCTGCTATTTATTCCAATTTTAATAACTTCAAAAGGAGTGTATACCTTTCCTGTCATATTCTCTTGATTATTGACAATTTTAAAATTCCATTTACTCATTATTATGTAACAGTTACATTTTGGATACATAATAATAACACACAGATTACCTCGTATACATCATACCTACATCCCCTCCAACAAACGACAAAATATTATATCGTTCTTCGTAAATAGTCATATTGTAACTGTACTGGAATAATTGCCACCCTGGTTTTCTTGTTACTGCTATAGGATTTCCAGTCGCACTACATATGACTGTGAACGATGAATTATTTGGTAATATAGAAGGTGTGAATGTACTCAACTCCAATTCGATATTCTTAAACTTACTTAAATTTAGAGCTCCTGAAGGTTGATAATTTAGAGGGTTTGTAGATAAACAAAAATTGTAACAGTATATTCCTTCTTTCGCAAATCCATTTGTTCTTGTATACTTTTCAATATAATCAAATATTCCTCTTTGAAGAATATTCTCCCTATACTCTCCGTCTAGAACTATACCCATTGATAATAATATATCTTTTTGATTATCCACCGAATAGTCACCTGTAACAAAAATACCTGTATTTTGCGAAACACCTGGATTCACTCGAGGTCCGTGAAGTATATGCTTACTTACATCAATAATTCCATCATTTACGTTCAACGAAATATCATATGGTGCAAAAACTACATTTGAAGGTAAATTCTTGTATCCCCAATTTGAATAATTACTCCATTCAT